GTTGATAAAATCCCCAAACCTGATTGCAATACTCTGTAAGTAATAGTTGTTCAGTATCATCCTCAAGTGCGTTTATGACAGCTAGGGTAGCAGGCCCAATAACTCCATCACAATCAAGTCTCAAATGAAATGCTTGGTTCAACGCTTGTTGTAATAATATATGAGCACGCTTCGCTCCCATGTTGACAGCCAAATCAAATGTTTTAGTAGCCAATGTTTGATCATTGAATTTGTAATATTTGTATTCGTCCCACCAACAAGTCTTATATACAGATATAGCATCTTCACGATCCATGCCTTTAATATCTTGAATGTCAACAGTGCCATCATTGTTAAAATCACCAAGATCAGGAACCCCTTTGAGAAATCTTAGACTTATTCCATATTTGGTTGCTCCACCTGGATCATTTGGGTTGTTAACATATCCTCCTTCGTGTTGCAATACAATTTTTATTGCTGGCTCAAACGTTGACATTTTTAATCTCCTATATTAATATACTAACGAACACCTATATTTACTAGAAGGAATCCCTACTATGATTTCAGATGTGAAAATATTCACAGGAACAGCAAATCAGCCTTTGGCTATTAAAGTTGCCAATTTAATTAAATATGATAATTTGCTGGGAATTGGACTTGAACCAACGGAAATAACCAAATTCTCTGATGGAGAGATTCGTGTTGAAATTCGCCAGACTGTCAGAGGAAGCCACGCTTTCATCATTCAGCCCACTTGTTCTCCAACAAACGATAACTTAATGGAATTAATTTTGTTGGCTGATGCACTACGTAGATCATCGGTCAGCCGAATTACAGCAGTGATTCCATATTATGGGTATTCTAGGCAAGACCGTCGCCCAGGATATTCGAGAGTGCCAATTTCGGCCAGAATAGTTGCTGATTTGATGGAAACAGTTGGAATCAATCATGTTATTACGGTAGACATTCATGCTACGCAAATACAAGGATTCTTTCGTATTCCTGTTGATAATATATCTGCCACTCATTTGTTTGTCGCTGATATCTTTACTAAGTGGATGGATGAAAACCCCATCGTCGTTTCACCTGATGTTGGTGGTGTGGTACGAGCCCGTGCGTTAGCGAAAAACCTCAACAATATGGAATTGGCCATTATCGATAAACGACGCCCCAAAGCCAATGTGAGCGAAGTAATGAATATCATTGGAGATGTTGAGGATAGGACTTGTATTATAGTTGATGATATGTGCGACACAGCAGGAACCTTGTGCAAGGGAGCAAATGCGTTAATTGATGTGGGAGGAGCCAGACGAGTAGTATCATATGTAACCCATGGGGTATTATCCGGATCTGCTTTTGATAATATTTCTAATTCAAAATTAGAAGAACTCATTATAACAGACACCATTCCATTGCCTGCAAAATTGAGCAAGTGTTCAAAAATTCGTCAAATTTCAATGGCAGGAATCATTGCTGAAACAATTCAACGGATCATCAATGATGAATCTGTTAGTGCTATATTGGATTAACCATGGATCCACTTTCTTTATTGTTATTATTGATAGCATTGATCACGTTGCTAACATTGGTAATGTGGTAAACTGGGAGGCAAACGCATGAATTTTTTAATTTTATGGGCAGGTTGGGTTATCGGTGGCGTGGTAATATTGGGAGCATTGTTTGCGCTAGATTATATCTGGATACGCAGAAAACGATAGTTGTCTTTTGAATATTCAATCATATATATTAATGAGGTGAGTAATTAATATTCACCTCATGAAAAGGAAATTGCGATGAAAAACTTAACCAAAATGTAGATTCACTGTCTTGATCCACCTGTTAATTTCTTGATGAATCGACCCAGTACAATAACTTTCAACAAACATCAAGGAATTTAACATGAATACTCTTTTAACCAAAGAACAATTTGCAGCATATCGCGAACAATATCTAGTTCGTGCTCATAATAAAACCCTCACCCCCGCTGATATCATCATTTATAACATTGTGCGAGGCAAAAGTCCCCGTTGTGGTTTTACAGCGATTACAAATACCAATAAACTGAATTGTTGTGCCTTTGATAAATGGCAAGGTTTTTTACAACCTAAAAGTCATTTGATGTGGATAACTAGAACAATTCCTGAAGCAGACATACGTTTTCATCAAAGGTTGAGTATATCAGCATTAAATTCAACTCCAACAAGCCGTGCTGAACGGTTCTGCAAAGAAAACGCCCTTCCATACTCTGTTGAATTTATTGAAACTTTCCGTACGGAGTTGAATAATTATGATAATTAATTATACTATTGGAAATGGGTATTCTTGCAATTGCTGCCGTTCCAGTCACTCTTACCAGGAAGAATTTTCTAATTGGGATAATGAGAGTGATGATCAATTTATTAAAGATGTTATTGACTGGTGTGTTACTAAATCATCCTGTTATGATTGGGACTTTACCATTCATGATATCACAGAATGGGATGGCGATCGTAAGGAACTTGAACGATTGATCGATCAAGCCATTGAGATACAGCAACAACAACATAAGCGGGAACGATTAATTAAATCAGTAAAAGAAAATATAGAGTCTTACCAGAAGTGGTTAGATGATGTCCCGAGTAATACATTGTTTTACCAGGGTCTTTTGGACAAAGCTAAGAAAGAGCTTGCAACACTTACTGGAACATAACACTAAATATCAAAATACAGAGAAAGGAGGACGACATAATGACCACACATCCGTTAATTTTACAGTTAGATGCCGGTGGTAATCCACATCGTTGGATTACGTACGAGGATGCTGCGTATTATTATTCCAAAGATTTAGTAGCTTGGACACCTAACGAAGAAGGATTCACAATCTACGGTGGAATCAATAGAGTATCTCAATCGCGTTCATTCATGGACATGAGTACAATTATTGCCATTAAGGGTGAGGTGTGTGGAAAGCATCTTCATCGTCCTCCTACTTTAACGAACCGAGCACTATTTCGCCGTGACCAAAATTTGTGTGCGTATTGTGGTCACGTGTTCGTGTATGATGAATTAACAAGAGATCATGTTAAACCAAAATCTCGTGACGGTAAAGACGTATGGACAAATGTAGTGACATCATGTGGGGGGTGCAATAAAGCAAAGGATAATCGCACACCTGAAGAAGCAAACATGCCACTGATTTATTTGCCCTATTCTCCAAGTAGAAGCGAATACCTGATTTTGATGAATAGAAATATTCTAGCAGATCAAATGGAGTTTTTAATGGCGCGGGTTGGAGCGAATAGCCGCCTTCATAACGCTGTTCATTAGATTCACTCATAAATAGAGTGAATGCGGGTATATCTCAGTTGGTAGAGAGCTTGCTTGCCAAGCAAGATGTCGCGAGTTCGAACCTCGCTACCCGCTCCAAAAAGGCTGATAAACCATCCCATGTGTCTCTAACCAGACGAAAAAGATAGTTTATCAGTTTTTTGTTGACATCTATCATAATGATGTTGTATTCTAATTTAATAAAAAAGGAGAAAACATTATGATAAATGTTCAAATTAAAGCACTTCGCCTCGGCGCCATTATTCCAGAATATAAGTCTAAATTAGCAGCAGGATTAGACCTCGCTGCTTGTATCAATGAACCCATAACACTTTATCCTGGTGCAAAAGCGGTGCTAATTCCTTCGGGATTGGCAGCGTATATTGGTGATGCGTATTATGCGTATGTTATTTTACCACGGTCTGGGTTAGGGCATAAGCAAGGGCTAGTTCTTGGAAATGGGGTAGGATTAATTGACGCTGATTATCAAGGTGAAATAATGGTGTCCGCTTGTGTACGACCGGGACACGAACCATTAACTATTAATCCGGGCGATCGCATCGCCCAAATAATGTTCATGCCAATTGAGCGGGTTAGTTGGGAACATGTCGCTGAGTTTCATGAAGTTTCAGCACGCGCAGCAAATGGGTTTGGATCAAGTGGTGTGTAATACCACCAATTAAAAAGGAGAACATATTGTGGCAGTTTGTATTAAGGGCAAAAGAGCCAAAAGTCTAATCGCAGAGGGTGCTAAACTCATTGACACCAGGGGTGCTGTGTCTTTTCGTGATGGCACTCTTCCAAATGCGACAAATGTTCAGTTACGTAGAGTATCAGAACTTTTCAAACTTCCCAAAGACACAAAAATCATTTTGTTTGGAACAGGATACGATGACACAAACGTCATATCCGCCGCTAGTTACTTGTCACAATATGGGTTCTTCAATGTATATTCATTAGGATCTATGAAAGAATGGGATTTATAATAAGGAACAATTATGAGCATTCCCATCCGTACTAGAATGAATGTCATGATGCAAAAAGACATGGGAGAATTTGTCACCGACCCTACAGTAATTGTAGTTGGAATACTCCCCTGGGGCAATCCCCTGGCCGGCAAGTGGACGAATAGTTCATCGAGATATACCACACGTTGGTGTGAAACTGTAGAAGTATTTGATAATATTGACTCATTGGTAGACAAATATTAAAATACTTCTGTTGAATCAACGCAGTACATTGAATACACCATAGATCCTCACTGAAATGATAAATACCTGTATATCATTTCAGTGAGGATCTTATTTTCCCTCACTATTTCCCTTATTTGTGGAATTCATCCACAAACGCATCTCGACACCTTTTAAGGAGGCCATATGTCAAGAAAGCGCCCTTGCGGTAATACCGGAAATAATTATAATACCAGAGCTATAAAAAGAGACATAGATAATCTGAACAATGCATTAGCTTTGAATGGCCAAGCGATGTTAGATGGTCCCAAGAAAAAAACTTGGACTTATCATGATTTAGCAGTAAAAAAACCATTAACACGGATACAAGAAGAAATGTATCATGAATTTTTTAATGGTAATAATATTTGTGCTTGTGGTTCTGCAGGAACCGGTAAGACATTTGCAGCATTATATCTGGCCCTATGTGAGTTATTAAACAAAAATAATCCAATTGATCATATTATCATTGTTAGGTCTGCCGTCCCCACGAGAGACGTCGGCCATCTTCCAGGCACGCTAGAAGAAAAAATCGCGGTGTACGAGTTACCATACCACGATATGTTCATGGAGTTTTTTGGTCAATACAATAGCTACCAAAATATGAAAGATGCAAACCTTATTGAATTTTGTTCATCATCATATGTACGAGGAGTATCGTGGAATAATGCAGTAATAATTATTGACGAAGCTCAAAATATGACTTGGGAAGAATTAGATAGCGTTATCACAAGAGTAGGTACCAATTCACGAATTATTGTGTGTGGCGATGAATCGCATCAACGGGATTTAAAAAAAGGAGAGACAACAGGATTCCATATTGGAATTCGTATCATGTCTGACTTAAAATCTTTTTCCGTACTTCATTTTACCCACTTTGATATTGTACGATCTGAATTTGTAAAACAGTGGATTATGGCAAGAGATAGACTTGACATGTGATCGGAGTTGATGTATATTATTTTATCATAAGTAAAACAATAAAGGTAAAATAATGACTACCCCACAATCCAAAGATAGTTTAGGTGATCGTATGAAACAATACGAGCGAACCAGTCAAGATGAATTAATTCGGCGCATACCCGTTATTATACGTGTAGATGGTCGTTCATTTCATACGTTCACCAAACGATTTAAAACATCAACAGGTCCGTATAGTGATCAACTACATCGCTGTATGATGTTTACAGCACAGCAACTTGTACAACAAATACAAGGGTGTCGGTTTGCGTATAAGCAATCAGATGAAATTTCATTATTGTGCGAAGATTGGGATACATTGTTAACCCAGCCGTGGTTTGGATACAACGTTCAAAAAATGACGTCCATTAGTGCTGCAATTGCATCAAATGCTTTTAACTATTATCTGCATAATGTGCTATCAATTGTCCCTTCCCAAATGTCTGATTATGCTTCGTTTGATTCGAGAGTCCATAATTTACCGTATGAAGAAATTGAAAATTATTTTATTTGGCGGCAGCAAGATGCTACACGAAATAGTATTCAGATGTATGGACAATTTTTCTTTCCACACAAACAATTACAAGGAGTTTCATGCGACGCCCTACAGGGCAAGATGTTACTCGAGAAAGACTTCAATTGGAATGACGTCCCCACCTGGCAAAAACGAGGGTCTGTAGTAACAAAAGACGGAACTTGGGACATGGAAATTCCTATATTCACTCAACAACGCGAGTGGATCATGTCACAATCACTATAAAGGATAAAAAATGTCATTTCAAGATACCCCTCTTACTCCACCATCTCCACCTCCTGGCCGACTTATGCGAGAAGGGCAAATGGTACATTCTCCTGTAGATGTATTAGCTGTATTATATGTATACGATGACCAAGAAGTTGTTAAAACTGGGAGGCGCGCCGTAAAACAACTCCCCAGTGGAAAAGTAGACACATTATATGAAATTGAACCCAAATCAACGTTAGTTAATAAATGGAAAAAATGGGTAAGAGACACAGATTTATATTTGGTACAAGGTGTTAAATGAAAAAATTCATATTTCTTGACATGGATGGCGTGCTCGCAGACTTTGGAGCTGAAATTATTCGTCGTTTTGGTAAACCATTTGAGCACCTTGGGGATACAGCTCAAGACAGGTGGGATATTATTGGTAGTAATTGTGCGGAATTATATGCGAATTTGAATAAAGTTCACGATGCTGATGAATTAGTACGGGGCGTTATAGAATATTGTAACGTAAATGGGTATACTCCAGCTGTATTAACCGCTCTTCCAACACTCTTATGTGTTCCCGAAGCATTTCACCACAAACAACAATGGATTAAACAACACTACCCAATGTTACTGAGTAATTTTTATATTGGTCCTTATTCAGTACACAAACAAGTATTTGCTCAACCTGGCCGCATTTTAATTGATGATAGGTTGATAAACATTACACAATGGAATGAAGCAGGAGGAGTTGGGATTCATCATTTGAATGCTGATGAAACTCTTACCAATCTTAACACAATAATAGGAATATAAAATGCCTCAATATCATGACGTGCCATATTTGAACATGATTAACTACATATTAGAAAATGGAGTTCTAAAAACAAACCGCACAAACATAGACACACTTGGAATATTTGATTACCAAATGAAATTTGATTTGCGGGATGGGACTATTCCATTGCTTACCACCAAAAAAATGTTCACCCGAGGAATCATCCACGAAATTTTGTGGTACCTACAAGGGTCGGATAATATCAAATATCTTCAAGATAATAACGTACATATTTGGGATGCGTGGGCGAATGAGAGTGGTAACCTCCAAAAAGTTTATGGTTATCAATGGAGAAAGTGGGAACGAATTTATCGGGATGGACGAATCGAGTACATTGATCAAATTGCTCAATTGATAGATCGGTTAAAAAATGAACCAAATGATAGACGATTAATCGTATCGGCATGGAATGTTGCTGATGTACCATTTATGGGATTGCCTCCCTGTCATTATGCGTTTCAATGTTACTGTAAACCACTGAGCGAAAAAGACCGAATTCTGATTTTATCAAAAACTCATAATATCAATGACTTGTTTGATGTTTATCTGGAAGACTGCGACTCGCAACCATCTAATATTAGCAAGATGTTAAAGGCATATAACATTCCTGAATATGAATTATCAATGAAATTACATCAGCGTAGCTGTGACGTTGGGCTGGGGGTACCATTTAACATTGTTCAGTACAGTATATTATTGCGCATGCTTGCTGAAGTGGTTAATATGGTCCCTGGGGATTTCATTTGGGATGGCGGCGATGTTCACATATACACAAATCATATTGATACACTGAAGAAGCAACTCAATCATTTACCGCTCAGTTCCCCAACGTTTCGGTTTGGTAGACAAATAGATGATATTGATGATTTTAAATTTGAAGATTTCATTATTGAGGATTACGAAAGTTTCCCAATTCTTAAAATGGAGGTTGCCGTATGACTATAATTCCAGTGGAAGGAGCGCCATTAACGATGCCTATTTCAGAAGGGATCGTACTCCAATTCGGAGAACATGATTTTAGGGCATTTCTAAACGAAAAGTGGCGAAAAGTTGAATATGTTGGGGGAGTATGGTTGATTGTTGACAACGTTGACTAATTGATGTATAATTGTCGTTACTGAAACGACTTCCTGGGAATTATCAATGTCTACAATTTTTGATATTATCAAATCCGCAGTAAAATTCAACGATAGTGAACACCTTAACTTTAAGGAGGTCATTGTTGCCCTTGAGTACTGCGATAATTTGTACCACAACGGAGGAGATGAATCTCCTTTAACAGACTCGGAATATGACGCTATTAAGCAACATATCAAAAGATTCATCCCAACTGATCCCTATTTCAATAAAGTGGGAAGCTCTGTCCGTGGAGGCAAAATCCCACTCCCCTACCCAATGGGATCATTAGATCAAATATATGAAGGTGACTATAACAAATGGGTCACCAAACATCGTCTTCAAGACGATGTGGTTGTGGTAACGGATAAGTTAGATGGAGTTAGTTGTTTGCTAACTTATGGCGCCAATGGTAAATTATTGGTCGCGTATTCACGCGGCGATGGTACGCTCGGTGCTGACATCACCCGTCACATTTCCAAAATTGACGCTCTGCCCAAATCTATCAACACAAATGGTAAGCCAATGGCTATCCGTGCTGAAGTGATTATTTCCCCAGTTCATTTTTCAATGATTCAGGACAAAATTCAATCAAGAGCCGGCCGTGCCTATAAAAATCCAAGAAATTTTATTGCAGGGTTCCTGAACTCATCAGAGAACCCAATTTGGGTGTATGAGTTCATTGATGTTGTCACATACCAAATAGTTGATGGACTTGAATATGAAGATAAACTAACACATTTAACGTGGTTAGCCGATCAGGGATTTATGGTTGTGTATAACTCTCATTTCTTTGCTAACCGTGTGTCTGATGAAACTCTGACCAACTATTTAGTTGGTCGTAGAGACCAATCTTCTTATGAGATTGACGGTCTTGTTATTGAGGTAAATGAAGAAGATTCAAGAGCAAGGATCAATCCAACAAAAGATACCCTGAATCCCGCATATGCTGTCAAGTTTAAAGTAGCAGATGTAAACAACACAGCGGATGTGGAAGTATTGAACGTGGATTGGAATATATCAAAAGATGGTTATTTAAAGCCTCGTGTTCAATTTACCCCTGTTGATTTATGTGGTGTTACTATTAGTAATGCTACGGGGTTCAATGCAAAATTTATTAAGGGCAATGGAATCGGTCCAGGAGCAATTGTTCGTATTACACGATCTGGTGATGTAATTCCATACATCACAGAGGTAATTACCCCATCAGTTGCTCAAATGCCAACAGAATCAGCCACGTGGACGACCACTGGCGTTGATTTAATTGTGGACAACGCAACCGATAATGCAACCGTTCAATTTGAGCAGTTAAATGATTTTTTTGCAACATTGGACGTTCCCAACCTCGGTGAAGGAAATCTTCAAAAAATATTTGAGTGTGGATTTACTAAACCAGAACATATCATTGCACTGGACGAGCGTGAAATAGGGAGTTTGATTGGATCACGGATTATCGCAAAAAAAATCTATAATGGAATGCACGACAAACTCACCAACATTCCATTGTATAAATTAATGGGAGCGCATCCAGCCTTTGGGCGTGGGGTAGGCGTCCGTAAAATGAAAAAATTGTGGGAAGCATTTGCTGGTGATATGTCTAAATGCACAGACTTTACTAGTATTGTTGCAGTGGAAGGGTTTGAAGAAAAAACAGCTACTAAGATTGTTAATGGGTATGATGAATTTCAAAAGTTCATGAAAGAACTTGAATATATCGTGACAATAGAGCCATACACTCCACCCAAAGAAGGATCGCTAGCTGGGATGACGTTCGTATTTACAGGGTTCAGAGACAAGGAACTTGAAATGGCGGTTGAGGCAGCTGGTGGAAAGATGGGGTCTGCAGTATCTAGTAGAACAACATATCTCGTGACTAATGATACCACTAGTACAACAGGAAAGACCCAAAAAGCACGATCGGTTGGTATTAATATAATTGGAATAAATGAATTAAAGGATCTTTTATGACCGAAGACGAGATAAAGCAACAGGCGTTCAATAACCATCAGGAATATGCTAGGCGTATGTATGAGGAACAACTTCATCAACAGCGCCTACAAAGGCAAGTTCATGAAGCCCAACAATCAGCACATGAACGTCAATTAGCAATTGATAGCACTCCCCGACGTCATTATGTTATGATTGCTGCCGTTGATCTCAACCAAGGCATAGGAAAAGAAGGAAAATTGCCTTGGTATTACATGGAAGATCTCCAATGGTTTAAACAACACACTACTGGGCACGTGTGTGTAATGGGGAAGGCAACGTATTTAGATATTGTTGACCGGCTTGGGGATAAAGCCGTGGATAAAGTATTACCCAATCGCGATTGTTTTGTGGTATCAACAACCCTCAAACAGGAGGATATTAAAAATGCTACCGTCATTACGTCAATATACGACGTGGAACATCATTTAAGTAATGACGATCATGACAAAACCATATTTTTTATTGGTGGAGAACGTATTTTTAATGATGCCTTATCTGTAGTCGATACTGTGTTGTTAACGGTCATAAATAAAGAGCACGGATGTGATAAATTTTTCCCAATAGATTCGTTGTATAAGATGTTTGTTGTACAAAAAATTCAACAAGCCTCCTCAACAGATCAATTAAGGTTTGTCACATATACAAGAAAGCCCAAATGATGAAATTAATAGAAGTAGCGCAACAAAAAGGCACCTACGCGGGTGTAAGATTTGATGATGATACTGTTAAAGCTCTGATTAAATTTTGTAAGGATGAAAAAATTCCTAACAGCGTTCCGCCAGAAAAATTACACACCACGGTGTTGTATAGTCGAAAATTTTTACCAGGATATAAGCCCGCAAAAAACACAGATATGGTTGGAACTGTTGGTCAGTTGGAGTTGTGGCCATCCCAGGAAGGAGTGTCTTGCTTGGTGTTGGTTTATTCATGTCCAAAATTGACCAAGCGTCATTTAATGTTGCTTAAAAAGCATGATGCCACATATGATTATGAGTATAAGCCGCACGTCACATTATCATATGATGTCGGTGATTGGACGGAAAAAGATCTACCCAAGGTTCCTTCTGAATTAGATAAACTTATAATCAATAAGGAATACACCGAAGATTTGGACTTAGATTGGGCAAAATCAAAAAAGTGAGCAAATATGTATGTTTAATGTAACGTTTAAAGGTTTTAACACTCAAGAGCAGGCGATGGGATTTGCTGAATGGTTTTCTGGACAAGGAGAACAAGACAGTACAATTTGTCTATGGATGGGGGACGACCACCTGGTTATTACTACAACATCAATAGAACAAGATCAGGATGGGGTCATTTGTAATGTGTCAATTGATTGATATTTGTTTGGAGAATAATAATGAAACCACAAAGCATCAAAGATAAATATTTACATGAAGAGTTAGTTGAAATTGATGATGTTGATTCCCCAGCATTGCGCAGAAAAATGAGAGAATCAAAACGACGAGTAAAACGAGCCATATCTAAAGCTCGTCGCCATCTCGAACAGAATGAACTCCGGAGTCGGATAAATAACGAAGAAGAGTAAAAAGGTAGTTGATTTTCAATCAATCATCGAGTATTATATCTAATAATGATTAGTTAGAGAGTCGGGTTCGAGGACCGTGGCCAATAAAATGGACATAGCATAGATGGAAATGTGCTAACTTGTCATTTAATTTCAAAAACAGGTTCATGGGGGCAATGATGATTGACGTGGAAGCAGAATTAGTAGCAATTTTACAAGATGAAATCTGGAAAGAAATCACTCTTGAAACTGGAATGACAAGACAAGATTCGGATAATGAAACTATTGCAGAATTAATTAAATTGACGGATACAAACAACAGCGGTAACTTCTAGTTTAGAAAGTAAGTAATGAACACAATACAACAAGTGGTGTTGGCTAGTTTATTGGCTGGAGTGGCATTGGCACACGCCGATCCAACCTTCGTCGGCGAAGGGACGTTAGATAATCCAAATGATCTAACCATCATTTATGATGATCACGGGTATCGAACTGATCTCAGTGTCCGCTATGAGTTTCTGGACCTTACTCCAACATATAAATTACCTGTGAGTGTGGCCGTTTCACGATACAGTGAGCGAGGGTTTACTTTTGCAACAGGATACCAAGTGGCAAAACTGTTTACTGCGTTCAATATTGGATATGGAGTAAATGTGGTTAACCCACAACCACACCAAGCAGGGGCGGGGGTCTGGTATCCTAATGCGGACCCAAGAGACACTGCTCGCTTGGCAAAATTGTTAGGCCATTATCTCTATGATCCATTTTGGCCGCAAGACCCGAATATATTTACGGCAATGGGATGGATCGATGACGAGGCTGATGTTGATGGATTTCATACGTATGCCTGTATCAGTAATTGCTACAACGATACATTTATCTCCCGACAGACTGCGGGGTATCCAGAAGTAGGTAATAATGATTACGATGCGTGGCATTTGTCAACAGCGTCCCAAGGAACATTTCTGGTTCGTGCTGGCCTTCCTGGAGCTGGGTATGAGGATGTACCAGAACCCGGGGTACTATCTCTCGTGGGAATTGGGTTGATTGGTATGTACCTTCGGCGAAGGGGCAAAGCATAAATACAAACAACAGCGTAAACAGGATTCAATAAAAGCTCATAAGACTCGGGTTCGATTCCCGAATACTCCACAAAATTATCGATTGAACTAACATGGGGTATACCTGGTTTCGATTGTGGGTATATAGGTTTGCTGCGCTCGACAAGAAAGTCGCAAAAATCAAAACAAAAAATAAACGCAAATGACGATTATTTTTCTGTAGCAATCGCCGCTTAAATACCGGCCGCTACTGAGTTTTGTAGGTTGAACTTGGAAACAGAATCAACCTACCTCCCTTTTTCGCTACCCCGGATGATCTAAATCACCCACATACGCCCATCTTCTTTTCCCAGTGTCGTCAATTATCATTTTTCGTCCAGTCGTCTTAGTAGATAGTTTGAGACGATTAGTGGGGTTAGCCATCACATTACATTCGCCGGATCTATGTGGCATTTTTCTTCCTCTTGTTGGCGATGCCCTCCCTCGTTTGCTGTCCGATATTTTGCACTTCTGTTCTTCACTCATGGGAATACCTTTATTGCACGGAATGCACCCTTTTTTCCGTCCAACTCTCCTGTTGTAATATTTTGTGCCAAATTCATAATCTTTAATCATGGCGAGCAACCGATGCTCTTCGCGTATCATCGCCCCATTTGTTGGATGATAACTCAAAACTCGTTTAGTGAAATCATCTGGCCGATATGCCACTTCCCCAGATAGCCATCTGGATGATGATACGTACCCATCAGTCGTAGACCCCGAGTGTGATCCAATATAAAACATCCTTCGATTCTTATCAAACCACAAATATACAAAATACTGCACGTTACTCTCCTGTGAATGCAAACTAATATTTATGCTGTTGATGTCTAAAATATAAACATGTTGATCACTTGACAACAGAACGATCAAAAAAAGAGCCCGCAAGGGCTCTTTTTTTAAGGCATCGCGATAAATATTTGCTTTAAGGGATACCCATAGTGTTATTATACGATCTGTCCAAACTTCTCAAAGAGAACTCCCAAGCATTAAATCTTCGTCTTGCTCCTGCAGATTTTTCAATAGGCGCTGTGGAAATCAATGTTAACCATCATATGTCTTCCGATGAACGTGCTGAGTTTGATCAGTTGGGTGTTAATGTTGACCAACTGCCTCCAGTTCCAGTGGTGTATGGATATATGCTGCCATTTGGTACAAAGACTGAACATAATAAATCAACAACTACTCCAGAGATGGATGCACTTAAAATGAGAAAGGGATGGACCGCAAAAGATGTTTCAGGAATGGTAGAATCAGGAATATCATATTTTATTAATCAATTATTTGCACTAGATCCATTCATCACCGGTACTCGGTCTCGTAATACTGAAACGAAAACAAGAGTAAAGAAAATTCAACAATTACTCAAGCGACCAACCAAAAAAACTATTTTAATTATTCCATCCTCCTCTCCTTTACCTGAAATGATAGCGTCATATTTAGCAAACGAATTAACTAACCGAGGCAGTGATGTTGAAATATTACCTAAAGATTTTCTATTTACCCAATCCCCTACTCTAAGTAGCGGATATCCAGCTGCTTTTGATTATAAAGCAAAAGATAAAATTGATGCTGAGATAGAAGCATTATTAGCTCAATCTAATAAAACTACTAAGTATCAAGAGTTAGTTAACATAAGGAACCAAGTTGATATATTAATAAAAAAACGCAAAGATAGAACTTTTCACGCCAAAAACCACATGATGGATTCTAAGTCTAATTATGGAAAAGCATATTATGGATGGATAGGATCAAAACATGAATTATCATCAGATGCCTCTGATTTAATAATTATTGATGATAACATCGTATCCGGAAGAACAGTTGCAGATACAATTAAAACATTAAATAAACAAAACAAAAGAACCTTGAGTGTAGTCGGAATTGTACTTCATAAATTCATCTCTCCAGGGGTGGACAATCAAGCTGCAACTAGAAGACCTTATGCGAGAGCAGCAACACCAACTTACCGAAATGCTAGAGAAGCTTTGCGAGCTGGAGCATTGAGCCAACAACAAATTAATAATTTAACAGCTTCTGTTGCCGATAAACGCCAATTAAGAGCAGATTTTGACCTGTTACCACCTGACGAATTTGTTGCCAAATATAATATACAGCAAGTACAGTCATATTAAAATTTCCTGTAAAATTTCTGTTGTAAATACTACATTCACGACAAAGGACAAAATATGACGCAATACACCTACAACCGCTCAATTGAAGAAGATGAAGAAGATGATGAAGAAGACAGGTCATTGTTGTCCTCGTTAATTGGTAAACAAAAACCATACCAACATTATGAACATACAATTTCAACAACTCACACACATTTTTATTTGAGCAAAGCAATAAGAGGTCCCAGTGAATATATTGATATGATTCATCGTATTAGCAATGCTCAGTCAACGGATGTAATTTTCATTCATTTAAACACCCCCGGAGGAGATTTAAGTACGGGGGTTCAAATCATTAATGCTATGCAGAACTCACAGGCCAAAATTGTGACTATGCTTGAGGGAATGGTGTATTCTCTGGGAACATTAATCTTCCTTTCAGGTGATGAAATGGTGGTCAACGACCATTGTATGATGATGTGCCATAATTTCAGGGGTGGGCTAGCGGGACCAGGGCACGAGATAGCATCTCAGCTTGAAGCTACTGTAAAATGGTTCTCGCTGCTAGCTAAACAAATATACATTCCGTTTATTTCTGAAGAAGAGCTTGCTAGAATCATGAAAGGGGAGGACTTGTGGATGAATTCTGTCGACATTCGTAAACGATTGGACAGAATGATTAAAATACTAAAAGACCAAGCTAACCCAAAAGTGAAAAAACCACGCGCTCCTAAGACACCTGTTGATAATTCATAATATTCTGCGTATAATATTAATATATCATTGTTAATATTATACGATCAGACACCTAGTAAATGAATATTCAGTTTCTCGAACAAATTATCAGGCAATATGTCCATTTGCCTGCGCACACTAATGCAACCGGATTTCATTCCGTTTTGTGTAAAGTGTGCAATGATCATGGAAAAAAGGGGAAACGAGCTGGATTTAAATTTGATGGAAAGATGGTCGGTTATAATTGCTTCAATTGTGGACACTCTGCTGTGTTTGATCCGGCTATACACACATCAATGCCACGAAAAATGGAAATGGTGCTGACAGCGTTTGGCATTCCACAATCAGATTGGAATCAGACACTTTTTTCATCACTAACAAACAAGGGGAGTAGCACATATGTCCCGCAAAGTATTGATATTGAACCAGATGTGATACCAATGCTACCTTGTGCTGTTCCACTGACAGATACAGATAATGAATGGAATCAAACAGCAATTCGCCACTTGCGTGATAGATATGCTATTGATTGGACAGAATATCCATTTTTTATCGTCAACGCAACACCAAATCTATTATATGAGAATTGGTATGGTCGGTTAATTATTCCAGTTTATAAAGATAAAAAATTGGTTTTTTATCAAGGAAGAGATTTGACTGATTTACACCCTAAACGATACATTAGTCCTAGTATCCCTAAACGAAAAATATTATTTGGGTATAATCAAATTACAAAACACACGAAAGATCCACTATACGTTACGGAAGGGTGGTTCAATGCTTTCCACGTGAACGGGGTAGCAATATTTGGAAATCATTTAACTCAAGAACACATTGCGTGGTTAACAAAATCCCCAAGGCAAAAAGTTATTATCCCAGATAAGTATGGCGATGGACATCTGTTAGCTCGGCAAGCATTAAATCTTGGGTGGTCTATCAGTTGTCCTGATGCGGGACAATGTAAGGATGTTAGTGATGCTGTTGTTAAATACGGGAAGTTATACACAATTAAAACAATTAAAGATAATGTTGAGTCAGGCCTGCCTGCTACGTTAGCGTTAACCTTATATTGTGAAGGAAAATAAATGAAAGATCAAGCACACATTCCATCATATGAAGATATGGACCCAACTATCCAACTACGATCAGACTTATGGAACACAATGGGCGTAACGGACTTGCTGGCGCAGCGTGAGTTATTGGTTAATAGATTATTAACAATGGGAAAAATAATCAATTGGGATACTACACCTGGTACACAAGATATATATTTGGCGTTACAACACGGGATGGATCAACTCAATAGCATTATTGACGGTAAAACAACAAAGATTTTAACATAATGAATAAAGATCAAACATATACAGCATCTGATATTGAGGATCTGAGTGATAGAGAACATGTTAGAATGCGAACCCAAATTTACCTGGGGAGCATGCATCCAACAGTGTTTCAAATCCCAATTTTAACAGAACAACATCTAACTATCCGCGAAGTAGAATTTATTCCAGCGGCATATAAGGCTGTTGGGGAGGTTATTGATAACTGTTTGGATGAATTTTCTCAAATTACTACCAGGAACAAATTACTCAAAATTGATGCGGACACATCACTTGGAAAATACGTCATTACAGATAATGGTCGTGGAATCCCTATTGAGCAAAAAGCTGATCGCAACGGAAAAATGACATGGATTCCTGAATTGGTACTAAGTCGTTTGCGGTCGGGCAGAAATTTTAAAGATGGAAAAGAAGTAGGAGTAATTGGACAAAATGGCGTAGGGGCAGCCTGTACGAATTATTGTAGTTCTGAATTTTCTGTGATCATTCAACGGAATAACCAAAAGTACCAACAAAGTTACTTGGATGGAGTGGCAAAGATCTCACGCCCAAAGATAACTGAAGTGGTATCCAATCAAACACAAACACAAGTATCATTTCGGCTTGACCCAGCTGTATTTCAAACAGTCATTCTTCCCGATGAATTAATGAAAAATAGGGCAATTGAAATTGCTATGACGAATCCTAACCTTACGGTGGATTATAATGGAACCAAGTTCAATTTCAAAAAAGGATTATCTGATTTAATCCCTGCTATATCCAACAATAAGCCGTATTACGAATTCACCATTAATGATGAGCATATCACCGGACAATTCTTCGTTATATTTGGAGCACATGATGATCCGGATGAACGAATGTTCACATGGGTGAATAGTTCGCTATTATTTGATGGCGGAAAGTGCAACACACAATTCTTAAATGCATTTGTTTCTAAAGTACTAACCCAATTAGAACCGCAGGCGAAGAAATTAAAAATAGAAATTTCCCGTAATGACATCAAACAGGGCTTGTTAGTAATGGCTAGTTTGAGGATTCGAAATCCAGAATATGATAGTCAATCAAAAACTAGGTTAACAGGCCCAGACTTACGTGTTGATTTAGTAAAAATGGTAGATGATCATTGGAAATTTTTTCCCAAGAAGGCGGATGTGTGGTTATCTGAAGTGTTAGAACGGGCCACCCTTCGGTACAATCGTGCCACTAATAAAGCCGCAATTGATGATCATGAAAAAAATAGGAAAAAGAATAACAAGTTGATTGATGGATTGTTGGACGCCACGAGTAATAACCGCAGCGAATGTCGTTTGTTAATTACTGAAGGAGATTCAGCAAAGAGCCAAATTTGTGAGGCTCGTGACCCCAAAACAACAGCTGCATTCGCATTGAGAGGAAAGATTAATAATGTGTGGGGGAGTACGCCAGCACAAGTCCTCAAAATGGAAAAAATTAAGAATTTGTTGACAGTAATTGGGTTAACTCCAGGAAAGAAAGCAGTACGAAGTGACTTAAACTATGGTCAAATCATCATATCAACAGACGCAGATTTTGATGGGGATGATATCTTTACACTATTGGTCAATCTCTTTTATCAATTTTGGCCTGAATTATTTGATCCACGATACCCACCCATCATTCACAGATTGATTGCACCAAATGTATGCTTGGTTAAAACTAAACAAAGAATACATTTTACAACTCGTGCTGATTATGAATCAGTAAAGAACAAATACAAAGGGTACGAAGTTTTGTATTATAAAGGGTTGGGGTCAATGGAGAAGGATGATTGGAGTATGATCCTATCTGGCAAAACAAACACATACATACCTATTGTTGATGATGGGTGTTTAAATGATGTCCTCAATTTACTATTTAGCAATAGCTCAGAGGCTCGTAAACAATGGCTTTCGGTGAAAGATTAAAATGGTTCAATCCTCATTATATGTAGAAGCTCAACGTCGCGAATATTCGTTGTACGTCATGCAATCACGTGCAATTCCTGCCGCTACGGATGGTCTTAAAGCGGGTGGTCGTCGCACGCTGTGGGTAGCGAGAGATGGAAAGAAATGGAAGAGTGCCAATTTAGCTGGTGCCACTACTCCAATTCACCCACACAGTTCACCCGAGGGAGCAATTAATACATTAGCAGCACCATATGGTAACAATATTCCGTTATTCACAGGCAAAGGAGCATTTGGGACGTTGCTTGATCCAACATCATATGGCGCTAGTAGATATACTTCTGTGAAGATATCAAAATTCACAGAAGATGTATTATTTCGAGATATTGAAATAGTACCGATGATGGAAAACTACGATGGAACATTAATGGAGCCTGTTCATTTTCTGCCGCTAGTGCCTATTACATTGCTCAATCCATCAGAAGGTATTGCTGTTGGATATGCTACTAATATTCTACCTCGGTTGTTGGATGATTTGATTCGAGCTCAAATAACACATCTGAAAAATCCAAAAACGGTTATTGATGAACCAATTCCCTCGTTTGTTCCATTACGGTGTGCATCATTCTACAATGAGCTTATTGGAACATCAAGAGCATATCATTTCTCGGGTGATTATACTCAACTTAATACTTCATCTCTCCGAATTACATCAATTCCATACAGTCAATCTCATGAAAAAGTAATCAAAAAGATTGCGACGTTGATGGATATGGATATAGTGTATGATTATGTTGATAATTCAAAAGATAGTATCGATATTTTGGTTACATTCAAACGTGGATATTTAAAAGATAAATCAGGTCCTGATATACTCAAGATGTTGGGGCTAGTAGTTCGAGAGATTGAAAACTTTAATGTATTGAGCTTTGATGGAAAGCATATGTGGTCAGCCACCCCCGTTGACTTTATTCGTAAATTTACGGATTGGAGATTGGGATGGTACGAGGTAAGGTATCAACGACTTCTTGACTTATTGAAAATCGATATACAACACTACTATGACATACGGAACGCTATTAAAAACGATGTTAGTAGTCTAGCTCGCAAAATTCAAACGAGATCTGAACTAAAAGATAAACTTGCTACATTTGAAATTGTTTACCTTGATTATATTGCTGATTTGCCTGTGTACCGATTCACAGAAGAGGAACGACTTAAAAACGAACGCCGTATTGAAGAAGCAGAAAAACAACAGAAAGAATATGAAGAATTGCTAAGATCCAAGGATAAGCGCAAAGCGGTATATTTGGTTGAGCTCAATGATATTCTCACCAAATATACCAAAGGATATTACGCTTAACCAAGTAGAGCGGTAGTCCCTACCAAATCAAATCTTTTTGGGATACTCTCCCATCCAATTGACTTCAGTAAATCATTTGACCGAACTGGTGTCATTCCCTTGGACCTATCAAGAGATAACGTAACGTGATACAATCGGTTTTCTGAATTGAATCATTGGTCCTTCACCTTCACCACTGCTGCTTCAATTGAATCGTCGCTACTATATCCAACGACAGTTATGAGTACGTTCTCACCTTGGGTAAGACAAGTTTTGACCCCAAACTTCTCCGTCACATGATGAGCAATTATGTCAGGAAATTTTGGCGGGAATATGGCCAGCAACTTTTCCCGAGATTCATCTGTTAAAACATATGCAATGTATGCCATTAATTTCTCCTATTTTATTAATTTTGTTGTATCCCACAGATAAAAATAATTGTTAAGTGGGTTGGTATACTTTATGATGAAAACAATCCGCATCCATATTCATCTACACAGCGTTCGTGCAGTATCATAAGAGCATCACTCACTCGACTTGATGCCCTCATTTTTTGGTGCTGCTCAGCAACCTTCTTATTATATCGCACTTGGCATTCATGCATTTGTATAATGTCCTGTATTGTGCGACAACCCCACACCGAATTATACAACGAGTCCACACCTGCCTCTTGAACGAGGTGTAGTTTATGTTCATTGATGTAGGCTTGTTGCTCTTGTGTGCACACATATCCCATTTGCGTGGTTCCTATTTTGATACTTCCATTACAATCCATCCATGTTGGCATGATCTAGTCTCGACCATATATCCAACCCTTATGATTGTTTTATATCCACTAGTTTCAGCGAATTGCTGAATGGATAACTTGTTATCAAAAGTAAATCCAGAAAATGACGTAGGATCTGGTATTTTCCGTGGAGGACCCAAACATTCGTTTGATGTTATATTAATCCTACAACATGTGATCACATTATGCTTATCAGACATAATCACTCGCACCGCAGGTCCTGTTGTCCCTGCACTAGAGTCACCACTGCTTGCTACTGTCGCACCAACGAGCGCCCCTGTTACGAACCCAGCATTTGCTTGACTAGCAAGAGCCAATCCCAATGCGATCAAAATTGTCTTTTTCATAAATATTCCTAATCTTGTGGATAAAAATAATGCCTCTTAAACTACAGAGGCATTATCTCATATTTTACCCAAAAAATCAACTAAACATTGTTTATGGAATTTGGTATTACATTAAACGAGTTACCCACACTTTGAATTTCCACAATCGGCACACACAGAACAGCCCTCTTGATACACAATATTAGTTGAGCCACAAGCCGAACATGTTTGCCCAACAACCTTTTCACCATCCTTAATGAAGGTAGACAGGAATTTCTTGATTTGGAATAAGAACGATCCTACATACACATCTTCCACTTTGTCCAATGCTGCTACCACATTTTTAATGAGAACACCATGCCGAAGATTCAAACTAAGCATGCGAGCGATTTTGGTGATATTATTATCGCTCATAATTTTATCAATGGTTGCAGCGATATGTCTTTCAGGAATGTTTTTAGATCTAGCTAGTTCAATTAACCGATCAACAGCATCATTGGTAGTAACACTTTTCTCATGACTGTTTGTGTGAACAAAAAACGCAAACGGCCTTGTTTGTTGATCATTCCAAATAACCGTTAAGTACCATTTTCGTCCTTCAGCTCTTAAAATCTTAACAGTAGCAGGGGAACTATTAGGGAGTTTAACATCGTCCAAAATGATCTCTTCGTCCTCGGGAATGGCATCCTTTTCGTCTTTTGCTGCCAACACTGTCATCATCGTCCCGGCTCGGTAAGTAGTAACTCCCTTCACGTATTTGGATTTATAAGCATCAAGATAGATGTTCTTAAAATCATGAAATGGATAATCATGTGGGACATTAATCGTCTTAGACATGGCGCTGTCCACCCACCTAGCAAATCCAATGAGATCGCTCAAATGATCTTGAACAGATAAGTTAGTTGTTGTGGCAACATAGTCAGCATTTGGATCCCATTGTCCGAGTGCTTTCAAGTGGCGGACACCATAATCTTCACAAAGAGTCTCTTTAGTTAATCCACGGTTCTTGTCAATCTTATATACTACACCGTATTCATCTTGTCCTCGTAATACATCGTCATCGCCTTCCCGGACAATTTTGAACATATCCGTTTCGTGAAACTCTCCTTCTGCCCAATTAGGAGTACAATGCCGCATGTGCTCAGGGGTAGATTGTACAATAGACGTACGAATATATTCATACATGAAAACTGGTTCAAGCCCTCCTGATACAATATTAGCAAAAATCGAAGTGTTTCCCGTTGGCTGGACAGATAGTAATGAACTATTACGAATACCAACTTTCCTTAACTTATCCATGTATGCATCTGATAAGTTAAGGTTTTTGATAAACATGCCGTTGGCGTGCTTATCTGGCTCACACACAGAAAACATTCCTTTCTCTTCAGCCAAATCAATGGAATACTCATAAGCCGTTTGTGCAATGGCCTTCATTAAATCATCCCTGAGAGATGCTGCTCTTTCTGAACCAAATCTAACCTTGAGCATAAACAACGCAGACGCCCAGCCAAGAATTCCAACACCAATACGTCGCTTATTCCTCATTGACCAAATATATTCTGGCAATGGAGCGTTTGACAAACTGTTCACATTATCAAGAAACCGTACCAAATACTTCGTATATTTTTTGATCTTATCGTGATCGAATCCCGTGTTGTCTTCATTAATAAAATGAACCAAGTTTAACGAACCGAGGTTACAAACATTTCCAGGGGATAACATCTGTTCTCCGCAGTTATGTACCACAAAACCATTGACAACAAAGTTGTGTGTCTCTGGTACCGTGAGATCATATACAGGCTCAACCCCATCATCACTAATAGATATGACTGATACTATTGGTTCTTTGTTTTTAAATTGTTTAGATTGTAACTCAATCAATTTCTCCTGCTTTCTCGTGATTGTGAACACAATATTTTCAAAAAATGTTCGTATCCCTCGCCCAAATATGCGAAGGTCATGGTATTCACCGCCAACATATTCACGCTGTTCGCCCGATATCGTTGTATAATTAAACACAGATGTTTTATTGATATCATACACCGAATGGTGGGTAATTCCAAACATAAGCAAGAGTTGCTGAACATCATTTAACAACTCTTTGCTTTTTGAACATAAAGATATCCAGTAGTTGATATTGAGATTGGAGATAACACTACCATCTGCTGAGAACAAACCATCAAGAAAACTCGCTACAAATGGTTTATCGGAGTTAAATATGATCGAAGGAACTCGCTTATTGCCAGCCGTACATTGCTTGAATCCACACATGGTCAACAATGCTTGTAGTTCAGTACTGTTTACATACAGAGTAATAGATCCATGAGAATCAACAGATGGAGTAGGATTAAATCCCCATTTATTAAATATTGATTGAATGCGATGAAGAGCATCAGCGTCATCTTTCCCAAAAATAACCCCAAGTGTATTTTTACTTAACCATCCGTCACCAGTCGCCCATCCAAGTACAAACGCTAAATCTGGATCTGTTAAACAATCAAATCCAAATCGTTTAGGAAATGCTCCAACAACTTGATGAGTTGAAAATGGTAAAGATTGTAATGTTAATGATTGACCGATTGAATTAGCAGCCTCAATATACTCACCCGATGATGTCCAAAGTAAATGTTCGGGGGTACACCTGAGGTACATACCGTTTGATAGTTGAACCTTAACAACTGTACGAGTACCAGTGTACACCGCTTGCGAAATTGGACGAAGATTAATTCCTTGGCCGCCAATTGGTTCATCGCTGGATAGTACTTTTACGTTGAGGTTATCAGCTACAATTTCATCAATACGAAGCAGTCCTTTGTCTGTAGACACCATACTTTCCCCAGTGAAACAAGGATTGGTACTAACAATAGTTTCAGCATAATTTAGTGGACCAAATTTGTTAGCTCTATCCAAGAACACTACACCAGGTTCTGCTCGGTTATACGTAGATTCCATAATAAGATTCCACAGCCACCTTGCTGAAATTGTATTATAGATTTTTACGGGATAATTGTGTTCTTTCCAATCTATAATGTTCCCAGACCAATGTTCATCATATTTGTACCACGTAGTATCAGGAAAAATTAAATCCCACTTATCCAAATATTCGATTTCTTCTGTGTGATCGTTGGCTGCATCAGCTTCCAGTTCTTGAATTTTTACAATCCGTTCCATAAACGCATCAGTACAGTTAACAGACATGTTAAATTTATTCAACCGACCAGGAGATTGTTTTGCTGTAATGAACTCAACGATATCTGGGTGCCAAACATCAAGAATGGCCATCATGGCACCTTTCCTGATTTTTCCTTTGGATTTTTTATTCGTTGATTTTTTGCCGGATCCAGCAGTAATGATTTCTGAGGATTTGTCAAATAACTCCATGTATTTGACGGCACCTGGCGTTTCTACGCCAATTCCTGCAATAAATGAACCACGAGGACGAATATAAGAAAAGTTATCTCCCCAGCCTCCCTCTGATTTTAATGTAAATGATTGATCATGTAATGATTTGAGAATTCCATCGAGTGAATCAATATTGGATGACGCTCTAGGATTCACGAAACAATTCATTAAAGTTGTTCCACTCCACTCTGTCCCCGCGTTAGCATAAATGCGGCCTCCTGCGGTGGCTTTAAAGTTTGATAATAAATCATAAAACCGTTCTGTCCATACCTCTTGCAATTCCGGTGTTTCTTCTGCTTGGGCAATAGCTGATGCAACCCTAAACATAGTTTGATCTACAGTGGCATCGTTGTGATCTTTATAAGTTGTAGCCCACACCTCTTGAGAGAATGGATCCTCAAATATTGTGTGGATGTCTGAAGTAACACATTCTTCTTGTAACTCTTTGATATTCTTCATTATTGTTATTTTTCCTTTGTATTGTGTGAAATTGCATGTGAGTCTTATTTATTGTTGTAAATTTCTTCGTAATTGGGGAATTTTTGTATTACACTACTCACATTTTCATCTATAAGTATACTTAGGTGAACATTCATATGACAACTGTTGACATCTACCGTTACCTTATTTTAATATAAATATTGCCACCGCGCTATTGGGTTAAACAATCCAATATTTTTATTACCCTTATACTCGCCAGGAGATTTTTCAATGGCCGAAAAAGACATTTCACAAATCATTCGATATCTATCAAATACCCTCAACCAGGTAACAGCAGGATTGGAAAAGCCTGTCAGGGGCAATGCACAATATATTATTCAAACAGAATTTGCATATCTATTGAATGAAATCATGCAAGGACCAAAGTGCTTGCTGCAAAAACACATTGCTGATTGCAATGAGTTTATCGATCAAGTAATTCAAGAATTGGCATCTTAACGAAACTATTCAACAAGCATAAATATTTAATATAATAAAAGGATATTCAATGCTTGTTGAAGATGTACTTACTGCTGGGTTGCCAAACCACTTACCAATATTTAATAGCATAAGCCGCCATTGTTCCCAGTTCTTAAAAGAATCGGACAATTGTCCATTGTATAAACTTCTTCCGACGTCGTATGATGATGTGCAAAAAATAAAGGTAAGAACCAAAAAACAAACACAAGGAAGAATGTTTGAGACGTTGAACCAGGCATTCAAAAACAAATATGCTGGGATAGCACAACGTGCCGTGTTTGCTCAATCCATTCTTCCTATGTCTGAAATTTCATTGGAACCATTTTATGTATTTCCATTAGATGAATTTCAATTCGTTTATAATAAGGAAATATGTAAATCATCTGTTGATATTCAACAAACGGTCGATACCGTATTTGAATCAATGTCATCCAAGCACGCAATAGAAATTTTATCAGATGTACTACAATCTAACTACACCTCAGTAAATTTGGCCGAGGGTATAAAAGCAAATGCAGAAATTATAATATATAACATTCCGTGTTACTACGCTGTTCGTGTTAGTAGTTACCTAAAATACGATAAGTTATTGACACGATTAACACATAAAGGATAATAAATATGGGACCACTTAAACTCTTTACCACAATCACCCGACAAGAATTCATCGGGCAAGATATAACCGCCACCACTTATGCGTGTGGCGATGGATGCTGCTATGTGATGAAGGATTTGCTGTGGGTACAAGTCGTACAAACCGCTCAAGACAAATTTGCACTCCAATTGGTTCCGGCGTCAAATGCAGATCCAATGGGCATTCAGATTGTCTACAAAAATACCATTATGTTGGAATCTAGAGAAGTACCTAAAGAATTAGCTGCAGCGTATATTCGAGAAACCACAGGTATTGAAATAGCATCAAGTCTTCCTGGACAATAAATCATCATGACTGCATCTTTATCGAGATCCGTATCTGTATATCAATGCGATGTTTGTAATCGTCGTTTCCGCCATCCTAGTAATAGAAAAGGAATCGATATCGTGCAGCGTTGTGTTGTAACAAACGGGTGCAAGGGAAAGATGCATCGTGTCATGTCTCAAACGGAAGTAAACAAAACTCCCGTATTTGCACCCAATGTTGCAGGATTAACTAATTGGGTTCAACGATCAGTATTCTACACTCATTCACAGCCAATTGTATCCAGTATTTGGGTGGTTAATCATAATTTAAGTAATAAACCAAACATATACGTATATCTATCGAGAGTTGTGGATGGAAAAACAACTCTTGTTCAAACGACTGATTTTCAAACCACGACAGTTGATGGCAATACATCAATCATTGAATTTGATAATGTTGAACAAGGCTTAGCTCAATGCGTATCGTCAATGTCCCAAAACAATGTTAATCCTAACACATCAACAGCAGCAATAAGGAATGATAATATCATTCAATTGACTAATAATGGTACATTGACTATTGCCACAGCAGTCACAGCACCTAAGATTTCGTTTAGAATGACGTATATCAGTCCGGCATATCCTGATCCTGTATACATTGAATACATTAATGTCGGAGTACCCTCCTTACAATCTCCGTGGGCAGCATCCACATCTGAGTTTGTTGTTGTTAATGGGAAACAATATATGGTTCGTAGTTTAAACATAGCCACTACCCCATTAGCTACTTCATACTTCTCAACTGGTGTAATTGTACCAGGGTCAACAGCGACTGTATCATCAGTGATTTCTCCCAAGGAAATAATAATACTGCTATCTCGTGCGCCCCACGCCGCCGCAGATAGAATATATGACCAATACATTGATGCTGTTAATTTGACTTCATTACCTGCTCATTTATTTTACAATGATTTTGAGTTATATGCTGATTCTGCTGTACTCAAAAATACATACCCTCCAATACTCGTTGTATAACCTATTTTAATTTTATATGGTTTATCGTATAAAATAAGGAAAATAGCAAATGCAGACATCCGCAAAAAAACAAAAATTATTAATTGAATATTTAATATCATCACCTGATATCTTTGCATTATGTAAATCAATTGTCAAATCAGATTATTTCGACCCCGAATTCAGAAAAACTGTAGATTTTTTACATGATTATTATGACAAATATAATCATATTCCTTCCGCCGATCAAATAGAGGCAGAGACAAATGTTGAATTAAAAACACGAATAACGACTCCTGATGAAATTGAATATTGTGCTACTGAAATTGAAACTTTCTGTAAGTTTCATGCCTTCCGGTTAGCTGTAATATCTGCTCCTAAATTCATGGATGAACAAAATTATGGAGCAGCCCTGGAAAAAATGAATGAAGCAATGGCTGTTTCATTGAATAGAGATTTGGGGATTCAATATTTTGAAGATCCACTGGGGCGGTTGGAACGAATGATGACCGCTCCATCGCGGACGCCTACTCTATGGGTACCATTTGATGAATTGACAAATGGTGGAGTCGGACGAAAAGAACTTGTATTATTTTCTGCTAATTCGGGAGGTGGTAAGTCTATTACCTTAGCCAATTTAGCAGTAAATCTTCTGCAACAACGATTGAATGTGATGTACATAACATTAGAATTGTCAGAAGATTTAGTTGCTCAACGATTTGACACTATGTTTACAGCTGTTCCATCTGTTATTTGGCAGCAAAAATACAAAGAAATCGCTACTAATTTATATCAGATATCGACCGACACAGGAAAATTGGCGATTAAACACATGCCGGTTGGAACTAACTCCAATCAAATACGATCATATTTAAAAGAATTTCAGCTCAAACAAGGATATGTTCCAGATGTATTGATAGTTGATTATTTGGATATTATGGGAACTAACGAAAAAGTGGATGCTAATAATGTATCTAATAAGGATAAGCTCGCTACCGAGCAATTACGAGAAATCGTATTTGATTATAACATGATTGGATTAACAGCGTCGCAACAAAATAGGGCAGCAATCGATGCGGAGCAAATAAACCAAGGCCACATCGCCGGAGGAATAACAAAAGTGAATACGGTGGACGTATATGTGTCAATCATACTAACCCCAACAATGAAAGCTAGTGGTGAAATAGGAATGATTTTCCTCAAAACACGAAATAGTGGAGGAGCTGGGGAAACAATCTATCTCACTTGGATAAATAATTCACTGAGAATTGTAACTCCGGCAAAGTCTCATAAAGGAGATGATTTTAGTGCGGTAATAGGAAACAAAGCCGCACAATGTAGCAAAAATTCAACATCACAAAATAAATTATCCTTATTAGACATAATGGATATGTAACAAAACCATAACAATAACCCATAAAGGATCTATCAATGATTACAATTGAACCAACAAAAACCATTCAGTTAACAGAAGATACGTTAGTTGAAGTAGCAAATTGTAGTGACGCTGTGAAACAATTAGTTGTGTATTTGGACGATTGGAGGCAAAAGGAAGTTGACTTAACGTCTGATTTACTGAGGACGCGTGCTGCATTAAATGATCTTCGTAATTCGCTGATTCAACAGTTCCAAGCTGAATTACAAGAAGCTGAACAAGAAGTTATTGATAATGCTCCACCAGCAGAGTTAGTGGTTCACCCTGAAGACGCCGCTATCGCTGAAGTTGCCAAGAGTAAAAAACCAAAGAAAAAGGATAAAACATTATGAGAGTAGGTTCTCCATCACTGGTTAAATACCATAAAGAGAATGAAGAAAATCCTGCGCTTAGGGTGATTATTCCATTATCATTGCCAGACCTTGTTTCAGCTATTGACATAAGCGACCTCGTCAATGATGATATTTCTCAGTCCAAAACAGTAGAATCTTTAGTTGGTGAGTATTTAACATATCGTAATCAACAACTAAGTCAAATTCTTTCATTCCATAAGTGGCTGGACTTTTCTTCAAAGACTCCTTTGTCTGCGGGGAAACAACGAAGTTTTTTCAGGGATAAGATTGAGGTTATTGAGGATTATTAAATGGACCACACAGCACAATCGTTTTTCGTTAAATTCATCGCCTGGATTAAAGAGTTACAAATCTTACGGTGGTTTGGTAGTAAACATGAGCAGAATATGCCTGATATTGCCCCTCATGTGGTGATTCAACCACTTCCGGTATCGTCCGTAAATTCTAGAACTCACAACGAAAAACGATTGGCTGAATTATTAAATGCGGTGCAAAGCAAGTTTCCAGGAGAGACTGCCTTTGATACCGCATTACGATACATCCAAAATGCTGAAAAATCTAATAAACCTAGTCGCCCAACCCATAATTAGATTAATATCTCTAAAATTAGAGATATAGCCGTCGTGTTTTGAAATATATTCATAAATACAGTACAATAATTATGTATTGAAGGATATATTTCATGAACCTACTTAAAAAATTCACAGAAGACGCTTGTGCTGGCTCTGTTGGAGCCGGGGCAGTAGCGGGGTTTGCTATGCCATTAATGACTTCTGTCATCCAACGAAACCTTCCTCCTACTCCAAAACTGATTACATTCACCAAGAAAAAGAAATCACGCAAACCTACTGATTTGAATAAAGGGTTAGGGTTAAAAGAAGTTTGTGGAGGATTATTTGAGTTAGATCAACCAACTCCGGGAGTTTCATCAAATATACCACCCACATTCGATAATTCAGAAGTTATTTCTAAACTCAAATCTCTTGATACTAAAGAGAAACAAAATATTCGAGATACAGCCACATTTGGACTTGAAGATGATAATGGAAAAATTGTTCGCGTAACTGTTAGATCAGAGCAAGCAGATGAATTTGAAAATGCCATTGCTGGGACGTTGGGTAGTATTGATGATGACGAAATCCCCGAAATTGCTGAAGTTTTGTTTAAACTAAAAGATCGTTTTGACATTATTGACGTAGTGTGGCCCGATGTTGAGGAAGATGAAGAAACAGATCAACGACTATCCAATGATCCTTCTGCTGCCCCCGGTGAAAGTGACGATATGGACCTCGGTAATGAGGGCGATGCGGATATAGACATGGACATTGATGCTGATAGTGAAACCCCACCCATGGATGATACAGGAGGGGACGCAAAAGACATGCTGACACAGGTTATTGATATGATGAAAGCAGATGCAGAAGCTCGGTTGGCAGATGCAAAAGCTCGTGAAGCCGAAGCTAAAAATCGGGAAGCTGAGGCAGCTGTTAGTCAAGCTCATTCGCGTGTCAAACAAGAAGAAGAATTGTTAGATATGGATACTTTTAACAAGACCCGCAAAGAAGAGAGTAAAGAATCGAAGCGGTTAGCACAACTCGCCAAGTGGAAAGCTGAAATGGAGTCGGAAGATGATGGTGGCCAACCTGAAGATTTTGGTTTAGGACAGAGTTTACGGAATCATGGACAAGAGGAGGAAGAACGCACCAGTTATCGTACACAACGCCCCGTTCCTCAAAAACCACAACCAAGTAATAAAACTCTTGGAACCCAACGAGTCCATCCCCATGATGTTGCTAGATACATCTTAGGAAGGATAAAATAATCATGTCATTTACCTTTAAATCTTTCCTTATGCTTGATGAAGATGCAGCTACAGAAATGGCTCAATTAACGATGCAACGTCAACAATTACTCATAAAGAAGGCTACCCAAGATCAAACGATTGATAGACAAATAGCCCAACTTGATAAATTAATACTGCAAAAGGGAAAACAGCAAGAATTGGAAGCAGCAAAGTTAGGGCAACAACAATCCTCAACTTCACAACCAGCCTCCCAGAATCAACCACAGGGAAATAGAACAATTCAACCAGGTAGTACAGGGGCTCAAACCCCTGGATCTGCTCCAACAATGCAAAGATAATGAATGTTCAACCATATAAATGCTATAACTCCTACCTCTTTAAAAACTATTGAAGGATCAACAGGAAGATTTTATTTCACCCCCGAGGGAAAAAAATACCCATCCATAACAACGGTTCTTGGATCACAAGATAAACAGTGGCTGACTAATTGGCGCACATCTCTCGGACCCGAAAAAGCAGACAAAGAAACAAAACGAGCGGCCACTAGAGGAACTGCCGTCCATCTGATGATAGAACGATGGTTGAACAATGATCCGAATCCAACCCGTGGTCAAGAATTATCCCATATAACTGAATTTAACACACTTCGGTTATATCTTAATCAGATTAACAACATTATATGTCAAGAAATTTCAGTATGGAGTGACTTGTTGCGAGTAGCAGGACGGTTAGATTGTGTTGGGGAATATCAAAATACATTATCTATCATTGATTTTAAGACTGCTACAAATAATAAAACACTCCAAGCTATCGAGGATTATTGGTTACAAACAACAGCATATGCATTAATGATTCAGGAACGGTTTAATATTCAAATCGACCAAGCAGTAATTATCATAAGCGTAGAACGAGGAGCCGTTCCACTAATATATAAGCAACCAATTGAACAATACATTGCTCCGTTATTAAAACGTATAAATACTTATCATATTTCTCAAGGAACGCAATTATAATGGATGATATATCACACGAAAAAACAACAATTGGAAATATTGTTCATGTGAAATTTGTTAATATTAACACAACTGTTGAAGGAAAAGTAGATACAGGAGCTACTACTTCGTCTATACATGCTACTGATATAACCGTTAAAAATGGACAAGTGTCTTTTAATTGTCCAGCACTATCCAATAATGTTATTACCATGGCACTAGATGGATCTCAGGATGTACATTCAGCGGATGGAGGTGGGCAATCACGTCCAATTATTAATTTTGATATTGAAATTGATGGAATTCAAATCCAAGACGCCGCTTTCAATTTAAATGATCGCAGCAATATGGATGCTATGATTTTAGTCGGGCAAAACATATTACAAGCAGGAAATTTTGTAGTGGATGTGTCACAACCTGGTAATAACCCTAATGAATCTCTTGATTTTTCTTCAAAATTCAGCAATAATGTCGTTTTAGCAGTAAAAACTATTATAAATAAAAATTTATCACTCGAAGATTTCATAGGGCTCGTAAACAATCTTCGGGTAACCAGCGAGAAATAACGTTTTGAATATAAAATCACCATTTTTTGTCGTAGAAGAGTTCATTTCACCATATATGTGTGAAGACATACTCGACGCTTGTAATTTCACAGTGCCTGATACCAATAAAGGAGGTGACTCAATACTTACTGTGCGTACCAGCGACTACGCAGAAAATGTGATATACACACGACTAGATCCACTAATACCAACACTGTCTAATTATTACAACATAGAATATCGCGGAACTGAACCAATGTCAATTGAATGGTTCCCAACTTCTAGTACTGGGAGTGCTGTTTGTGAAAATAGTCATTTTTTAAGGGGGAAATGGTTACGAACGAAACAAAGAGATTTAACAGGTGTATTATTTTTGGTTGATTACCAAGATGAACCACCTTTAGCAGCAGAATTTGAGGTATATGGAGGACGATTAGAATTTCCTCAACACGGGTTTGGATTTAACCCAAAGCGGGGAACGTTAATCGTATTCCCAAGCGATCCTCATTTCATAAACATAACAACAAAAGTTCTCATCGGTGACTTATTCCAAGCGCGAATTCAAATCGCGGCCAAGGCACCCTATATTTATAATCCACAGGAATTCCCCGGTAATTATACACGGTGGTTTGCCTCGTTGCTTAGTCAATAACTGGCTCCGACAACACACAAAAAATCAATAATGGTCTTAAATTGGTGTTAATCACACCATAAGAGCTCATTTTTTGTCATTAACATGACGGAAAGGAGATTATGATGAAATTTCATCACCTCACCAACGTCACTGCGATCTTGACGATTTTCGTAGTGCTATTAACGCCAGGTTTTGCCCAATCAAAACCTACCAACAATTTAATCTTTACCAGTGAGCAAATAACCAACTTGCGGTTGGCTCACACCATAGGAAAAGAAGTAGGACATCCTACTATAATTCAATCTATAATGCTCCAAGAATCAAATGGAGGAACAAACCCACGTCTTAATTCAGGAGGGTCATATGGAATAATGCAGGTGCAGGTAGTTGCTGCTCGTTCAGTGTTTACGCATTATCCCGACACACGAGATAGGTATTTTCCAAACAAGACAGCAATCTCTAATGCCGACATTATTAAATTACTAATGACTAATAAAGAAGCCAACATCAGAATTGCCGTTCGACATTTTTCCATATATCTAAAATTATGCAAAGGAGATTTAAACAAGACAATTGCTGGATATAATATGGGGATTGGTCGAGTTCTTGGGACTGGGTCTAGTGATTTTTCGACTACTAAATATGTTAAACAAGTACGGCTTCGTCAACGAACAGACGTTGATCAATTTAATCGTACATATTTAAGTTAAGGAAAGTACAACACGATGAATGAACAATTGGTACAATTAGTCTATGATATCATTGAGAGTATACAAGCAAATGATGCCATTTGTAAGGAACAAATTTTACGTAAGAATCCTCACGTTTCGCTAGATGATTTAGCATTATTATCCAAGCAACATGCAGAACATTTGGAGGGGTTGAAAATGAAATTTTTTACACATTATCTACCCCATCAATTGTATGAGATAGATATTGAAGGAACAGATATAACACCGGATCATATTAATAGTGTGTCAAGAGTGTTAAGAGATACACATTGTTGTTCCGATGGAATAATTACACCACGTTCTCTTGAATCATATCAACTGCGTTTGCAACCTTTCCCTGATTCTGGATTTGTATTATCACGATCAAAACTTCAGCAGTTAATCGAACAATCTGTACGGGATGTAATTGAAGCATATGTAAAAGAATTGGTTCCTGGTGAGAAAGTTTCTGCACTATCAATCGCGTAAAAGGATTGCAGTTGTCAACCTATTATTATTGACATATAGTAAGGATTAAGAATTAATACTAATTCTAATAATAAGGAGAAAAAAATGGCATACCAGAAAAAAGCAAAGCCTCAGGCCGCCAAAGGCGCAAATATTCTTAATTCAGAAGATGAACGGAAACGATTCAAATCAGCACTGGCGGTTGTGACACAATATTACCAAGAAATGGATGATATTCGTGATGGGGTCAAAGAAACTATTGCTGACTTATCCGCAGAATATGGACTTGAAAAAGCAATGATCACAAAAATTGCACGTACAATGTATAAACATGAATATTCAGATATTCTCGAAGAAAATCGTCACTTTGAGATTATTTACGAAACAGTGGTTGAAGGTAAACTTCGCGATGATGCGGCAATCAATTCCATTCCACCATCAACTCCAGGAGATGATGATTTCTCCAATGAAATGGATGGACAGGAATGAGTTTCATAAAACATATATTCATTCAGCGTTTTACAATCTTTGATATGTGTTGTGTAGTGGCCGCATTAGTTGGATTATACCAAATCCCTAATTTATCAGTAACCGAATGGATTGTGTTTATGTTAGGGTTCATTTTAGTCGGAGGAGTGGTATCCGTAACGTGTCAATTAGCGCTAGGTACAAAGATTTACAACGGATGGACGGATCGCGTAATTCTTAAAATGCCACGGTATTAAATGTTGATTCCTCGTTTGGCTAATTCATCCTTCAGGGTTTTTAATTTATTGGGACTTTTCGCAACAATGTTGCGAACTTCTCCAGCAATTTTTCTAGGTACGGACCCCAGCACGTGGGAGATAATATCTTCTACGTGTTGGTTTTGTCCACCAATGGCACTCGGTTGTGATGCTGTTGGTGTTGAGGCATCTTCTTCATCATCAAGAGAATCCCCGAGTGAACGAATGATATCTTGATATTTGGAACGTGCTTTAATCCAAATACGAGCTGCGCGTTCTAACTGAGAGGATTTGACATTTTGCGCTATACTCAATAAAATATCAGGAAGAACAGCTGATGTTTCATGGAAAGATCTTTTCCCATCGGACAAGAATGATCTAAGAGATGCAGTCTGAGATGGATAGTACCGAATCAAATCATATAAATCTTTTTGTATTTTATTAAAATAAAAATCTCGATGCCACCTTGAACCTATACCTGATGCAACTAACGGAAACCCCCGAAGGGTGCCATTATTATATGCGAACTTTTCAGCAGCAGTTTCAAGTGTCTGAAATGTTGAAGGTATTGAATTATTAATATCAGCAACCATGCTTTTGATGGTAGCATCTAATGATATGCTCTCGGAAAGTAATTGAATAATTTTCATCTATAACGCCCAATAAAATAAACAAGTATTTATGCTGGCTGGAGAAATAATGTCTTATATATCAACAATGAAAGATCACGATGATGTTATAGTGTGGGAACGAAACGAACACGGACAACGAATAACAAAAAAATATAATGCACCATATTACTTTTACCAAGATGATGACACTGGAACACACACTACAATATATAACACTCCTGTTACTCGATTAGATTTCTCAAACGGGCGTGATTATTATTCTGCTCGTAAAAACCTTCGAAACCTATGGGAAAGTGACATTGGCCCAGAGCTTCGTATTATATCACAGCACTATTACGGACTTCCAGTTCCTAAACTTCATGTAACGTTATTGGATATTGAAGTTGATTATGATCCTGAGCTTGGATTCGCTGGTCCAAAAAACCCATATGCTCCAATTAACGCCATTGCATTATTCCACGAACACAATCAAAATCTAATTGTATTAGCAGTTCCTCCAAATGATGGAATTGATTGGACCCCCTCGTTATTAGAAAACGCATGCAATGAAATTTTGCCCATCCCGCCTGAATATAAAACAGAATTCCACTTATTTGCAACAGAATCTGAATTATTACTTAAATTCTTGAACATTATTAAAGATAGCGATTTGTTGTGTGGTTGGAATTCAGACACATTTGACTTTCCGTATATTGCAAAAAGATTAGAGTTAGTATTGGGGCAAGCTGCCTTCAAACGACTGTCCTTTCCTGGGTCAAAAATTCCTGAGTACAAGGAAATTATGACTAATAACCATCCACAAATTAAAGTAGAAACTACGGGGCGGTTATTAGCTGACTACATGCAATTATACAAAAAATATGAAATGACATCTCAACCATCATATAAATTATCGTATATTGCCGATGTTGTATTAGTTGATCCCACCACCAAAGAACCGATCTTACCAAAGCTAGAATACGAAGGAACGTTAGCATCACTATATGTTAAAAATTTTGCTTTTTTCGTACGATACAACATCCGAGACTGTGAAATTCTTCATGGATTTGAACAACGACTTGGGTATATTGATCTTGCTAATCAAATGTATCATTTGTCTGGAGGGTTATTCCAGCATGTAATGGGGACATTAAAGTTAGCAGAATTGGCTATCGTAAATCATTGTCACCATGCTCTCAATCTTGTTGTGAACAACTCTGATATGCCCGATATTGATGCGTCCATTGATGGAGCATTTGTTCTATTACCACAAATAGGGCTACACGAGTGGTTTGGATCTATTGACATTAATTCTCTGTATCCATCCGATATCCGATCAATAAACATATCTCCCGAAACACTCCGTGGACAATTTACAACGAAAGAACTCGCCGTAGAGGCAATTAAAAATGAGACTAATGAAATATTATTATTTGAATTAGAAGATGGAACTACACGGAGTCGAACTGCCGCTGAATGGAAGACAATTCTAAAACACCGAAGGTGGAGTATATCAGGATATGGCACCGTATTTGATCAAAATAAGAAAGGAATTATCCCATCAATCTTAGCAATTTGGTATGCCACCCGTAAAAAATACCAAGCCCTAAAAGATGAAGCGGACCGTGCTGGTAATAAACAATTGACGGCTTACTATGATCGATTACAGTATGTGTACAAAATCAAGCTAAACTCAATGTATGGGGCTCTGACAAACCAATTCTTTAGGTTCTATGATCTTCGTATGGGGGAATCAACAACAGCCACAGGCCGAATGATTCTAAAACATCAGTGCCGCGAGGTCGCTAGGTTATTGGATGGAAATTATAACATTGATTTTCCATTATATGAAACAATAAAAGATGCTATCGATAGTGGGTACAGTGAACAAGAAGCAGCACAGATGGCGCTAACTGGCCCTAAATTTAACGGGCGATTTCAAACAGAATCTGTTATATATGGTGACACCGATAGCACATATTTCTTGACACATGCTACTAATGAACAAGACGCTATTAAAATAGCGGACGCTGTGGCTGTTAAAGTAAATGAATCTTTCCCAGCATTTATGAGAGAAACTTTCATGTGTTCTGAAGGATTTGATAATATTATCAAAACGGGCAGAGAAATCGTTTCGGATAATGGAATTTTTGTTGAAAAGAAACGATATATTCTTCATCTGGTTAATTTAGATGGGAAAAAAGTAGACAAAATGAAGATTATGGGATTGGATACGAAAAAAACAACACTCCCTCTCCCAGTGGCCAAAAAACTTAATGGGTTCGTTGAACAATTGTTACGAGGTAAAACGTGGGAAGAAGTTGCGCTTGATATAGTATCATATAAAGATGAATTGTATAACTCGCCAAATATTATGGATATTGGACTTCCAAAGGGAGTCAATAATATTGAAAGATACACAAAGAATTATTTAATGGATGAAACAACTCGGTTGCCAGGGCATGTAGCAGCTGCTATTTTTTATAATATATGTATCACCCAATATCAGGATAAAACCAGTGTGCCTATAACATCAGGTACGAAAATTAAAGTTTTCTATAAGAGTATTGCTATTCCCACGGATACAGAGGTTGTTCCGGATTGGTTTTTAACTAATTTCATAGTAGATAAAGATGCCCATATTGAACGACTAATTGATAATCCATTATCCAATATTCTCAAAGCTATTGGGAAACAAACCCCCACACCACATAGTTTAAAAGTTGAATCTTTCTTTGAATTTTAATCATACAATGTTATACACATCTAACTACGCAAGGCAAGCAAATAATCCTAAATCAGTTGCTATAAGTGCATTTCCTCCAAAATGGTATACAGGTAGACGATATCCATTATTAGCCCCTACTTGGGAACTCGTGGAAAAATTCAAATACAATAATATGACTGAACAAGAGTACACAGAACAATACCTGCAGCTTTTAACACAACGGAAGGTTGATCCATATTCAATAATAGAAAAATTTGGGGATGAAACTATCTTACTGTGTTATGAATCACCAAATTTGTTTTGCCACAGGCATTTGGCAGCTGGGTGGATTATGAAACACACGGGAATTATTGTACGAGAAATAGAAGACATTAAAATTGAAAAATCCCTTGATGAGTTTTTCACCTTTTAATATACTAATAAAAAGGAAAAATAATGATATTAACAAAACCAGAAATTGATTATTTAGTAACAACAATTCTGTTATGCGACAAGCTTGGGATTGATAATTTAATTATCGAACCAGGTAGGGTTCGCGCGATTGACGAAAAGAAAACCCTCGCTTTATTACAAACAGATAATGTTCCTGATATGAGTTTTAAGAATATTGGAATTAATCGTGTATCCACATTTGTAGATAGATATTCCATAGCATCAGGAACTCCTAATCTTGCTGTTGAAGCAATAACCAAAGAAAACAATGGTGATATTTGGACCCAGTCATTGTTTTTCAAAGGAAAGGGAGTAAAGATAGATTACCGATGTGCTAATCCAGCGACAATAAGAGCTCCAAAAACACTTTTAGTTGATGAAACCAATCAATATGATACGATTCTATCTGCCGATATTGTATCCATGATTCAGCGTGGTCAGTCGGCGATGGGAGCGACACACATCACTCTTTCATCTAAAGAGGATGGATTGTTCGTAGAATTATCAGACTCCAACAGGGACGCTATGTCAATTCAAATTGGTCGGGCAATCGTTGATACTGCACGAGCCCCGGTACTTTTTACCCATAAATATGTGGGTAAAACGTTCTTGTTACCGTTTAAATTGAATGCAACGGGCCGAATTAAGATTTCAACCAACGGATTGTTATTATCAATGATTAATAATTTATCTGTGTACACTATACCGGAGTAAAAATGTTTAAAACACTAACCAAATGGTGGGCTCTTCCATCTGCTACATCTCTCAATGATACCCTGCAAAAATTACAACTTCAGTTGCTTGTTGAACAAGCAGAGAAAGCAAAGTTGCAGCAACAGATAGACACATTAACACACGAAGATCCTATAATTCCAAAATTTGTATTATCGTCCACAGGAGTAGACGCTATTCGTGGTGTCCAAATGGATATGGATTGGAATGAAGCATTCATTCAATATTTAAAAGATAATGGATCCACTGGTAGATATGACGAAATTCACATTCAAAAGTTTTTGGTTATGCTATACCAAGAACTAATCAATCGACTAGACCAAAGATTAATTGACAAAAAAGACGTAGAACAAACAGGAGATTTTGAATAATATGGATAATCATAAATTAGACACAGATACACAAGTATTTTTTTATGAGCAAGATTTTTACGTGCTCTCTAACTTTTCTTCGTTCACCCTGAAGTGGAAAGGGATCAGGTTCGACACATCAGAAGCAGCATATCACTGGGAAAAATTCGTTTTTTGTCCTACCGTCCAATATATGATTCAACAAAGTATCTCAGCTCATCAAGCATATCAAATTGCATCTGTTTACGCACATTGCAGGAGACCAGAATGGGATACCATACGAGTTAATACTATGAGAGACATTTTGCGAGCGAAGGTAACCCAACACGAATATGTCCACCGTAAGCTGTTGGCTACAGGCGATCGTGAATTGGTGGAAGATTCTTGGAGAGATTCATATTGGGGGTGGGGACCTGACAAAAAAGGGACAAACATGCTCGGAAAATTATGGATGGAAGTCAGAACAGAAATAGAGAAGAACCCAATATGGTAGATACAAAACGCAACGTTTCATTGGTATTTGATATATCAAATTTATTACACCGTACTTTTTTTGTGCAAAAAGAAGTAGATGATGATACTCTGGCAGGGCTTGCTACTCATACGGCGTTAGTAACACTTAATAAGTATTTTAAAAGATTCAATCCAACAAGAGTGGTCTGCGTATTTGATAGATCGAGTTGGAGAAAAGAATACACAGCTAGTGAAGCCTGTCTGTCAAAAAAATCCTATAAAGGAAATCGCCGTAAAGACATGACGCCCGCTCAAGCGGAAAAATACGCTAGATTTTTAAATCACTTGGCTGAATTTGAAGCGGTAATTCAATCCCATACGTCAATGATGGCACTAGCGTGCAAATTGTGTGAGGCTGATGATTTAATAGGTGGATTTTGCCAAATTTTTGATACCCCAGATGATGAAATTATTGTTATCAGTGCTGATAGTGATTTATTACAATTGACCAAATATAAGAATGTTAGAGTAATATCTCCTGCTACAGACAAAGAACAATCTCTTGAAAAGTATAATAATGATCCATTATATTACTTATTTCATAAATGTGTACGAGGTGATCCAACTGATAATATACAATCAGCATTTCCAAATGTGCGATCAGTCCGCATTGCAAAAGCATACTCAGATGAATATGAACGAATCCAGTTAATGCAAGAAACCTGGACAGCTGGGGATGATGTATTTGTAGTGGGAGATTTGTTCAAAGAAAATGAGATGTTAATTGATTTAACAAAACAGCCCCCTGCGATTAAACGAGCAATACTGACAACTATTGATGATGAAATAAACCGCTCAAAACAATTCTCAATGTTTCATTTTCTTAAATTTATTGGAAAATACGAATTGGTTAGAATCAAAGAAGGGATTGAACAATATATACCAATGTTGAGTCGGTAACAGAGGCCAATCCCCCGATTAATATCATCCCTTTGGATCCTCGTCGTTTTGGGGTGGAATGGGAGGGGGATTATTGGTTGGAGCATTTGTTCTTTTAATAAATGCATTCATACTTGCTCCACCTAATAAAAATGATAAGTACATTCCAAGAATATCGAAAGATAACACATTTGCTGCAGCAAATGTGATTACTACCCAAGAACTGACAATTACGCCAATCATATATCCTATTTTATAAGGAGAGGCTTTGCCAGTACTAGTGTCTATAGTTAAATCTTCCCAAGATATACGACTAGCCGGATTGTTATTTGCTGTAGTGAACAACCATACCGCAAATGATAATATACCAAGAATAAACCAGGTGGCTAAACTAAATGGATTTGATATTGTTGCTATGTGAGACAGTATGGTTTCTAACATTGTGCTCTCCTATTTTTATATCATATATTTAGAAGAATGTTAGTATTTTTGTGTATTTTAATAGCCTTAGTTTACATTATACAAGAATTCTTTCATAATGTAAATATTGGGGACGCAGTTTCTTCCGGATATAGGTTATGTGATTATATTTACAGGTAAATAAAACCGAGAATAATTTATAAGGAGATTCTACTATGGCAACAACAATAACATATAAAGTACAAAAAAGTCGCGAGTACCCACATATCGAATGGCTTGAATTAAACGCGGATGGCATTCTACACGAATGCGCTATTATGCGTAGAGATCCAGTCGGCAACGTTTTGTATTTTAAAACCAATGATTTGGATAGTATTGACAAAAAACGATTAGCAGGTATCTTGGTTGACCGCAACGCTCGTAATTTTGAATTATGGGATTTAATGAGCCAAAAAACATTGGGAAATGGAATGAACGCATTAACGTACTTCAATCAATTGGTACGTATGATTACTCCTAATGGGAAAACGGTTGATCCACGAGCAGGGCAAATGGGAACATCTGGTGTGATGGACACAAAACCAGCTCCTCAGCCACCAGTCGCAGCATAAAAAAGGGAGCCTAGGCTCCCTTTTTTATTGAAAATTTCAACAATCTTATATCTAAGATGGTGTTCTAGTCACGGAAATAGTGAGTGTATAGGTAATTGACAAAGTCCTATTCTGGCTTTTTAACACAGGGCTAAAAATAAGATGGGACAACAATCTCTCCCCTTCTTGTGTTGGATTGGTTGGAGCATTTTGCAACCCAGCATTAGCTCCAGGCACCGCACTTAATAACAATCCCCCAACAGGTGGATTAATAACAGTCAGTAACGCTGTTGTTTCGGCACCAGTTAAGTTTATTGATGATGTTCCGCCAGATGTTGGACTTTCAAATTTTAAAAATCCATATGTGGTTGCTCCGGAAATAGTTGGAAAGGTTCCAGCAGACAGATCGGTGATTGTCATCATAGCATTTCCTGGCAACGGATTCACACCTGCTAACCCCCAACTTGCAGCTCCTGTATTGATTGCTTGACAAATATCACCATACAATATTTGTCCGCCTGGCCCTGACCCACCAGTAGCAGGAGTGGTAAATGAGATAATTTGGCTAGTACCTCCGTCTACAGCAATGTTAAATGCGTAGTTTTGTCCTGCTAATAGTCCTGAATCATCTGTAGAACTACGATTGCCGACATCTATATATTGATACCCACTTGTACTAATGGCGGGACCTCCACTAGTATACAATCCAATTTCATCAAATATAAATGTGCCAGCACCAGTGGTTTGGTTCGTGGCAGCACCATAATCAGAGAGGAATTGGCTCTTAGGTTCATCACCATTTATTACCGCAGATATAACTACTTCGGAGATATATCCAAGCTCTGAACTCCTAACGCCGGGACCGGACACGTGTGGAATAGAAGTTGGGTCACTTAGCGGAACTGACCCACCTCCCGATCTAATTCCCGTATTGTCTGCTGATCCTGGATCAATACCAATATTTGGATTAAGCACTGTTTGACCAGCATCAATAATTTCAGAGTATGTTTCGTGATATAACCGACTATTCCATGACGCGATATCTGGAGATTGTCCATCGTTAGGGGTGCGATAAGTGATTGTAAAAGCAGCATCAACCGTTGTTCCACCGTTCCCAAAGGCAATACGATGAATAAAACTATTATCTTCATGAGCGAGAGCCCTAGCAAATACCCTAGCCACATTTTGAGGATGAATGGCGTTACTTTTATCAACTAACACGTTCCCGAGATCGTCAACTATTTTACAATGCCCATGAACATCTACTACTAATTTTGCTTGATCCATAATATTTTTTCCTGTGATTTTACTGTTCGATACGGCGAACTGATGTGGTTAATTGCTTAATTGTATTATTAAAAGCTACGGGTTCCACCATAGCCTGTCCTAAATCGTATGAGGTTATTAGTGAATCATCAACGTCAACAAATACAAAGGTGCCTTTTTGACCTTGTTTTTCTATTCCCGTCATTGAACATCCTGATAATCGCAAAAAAGCTGCTAATACAATATCTGTTGTTTTATAATCTATCATATGTTTTCCTTATTTATATTTATTGAAGCATAGGTGGAATGTATTCTGCCGTCTCTACCATCCCACCTACGCCAAAGAGTTGAATATCAATCCCATGTGGCAGTAGTGTTCCAGTTCCTTGTCCTGCTGCTCTGCCTGTCGGGGCTGTGTTATTGATATTGAAATATTCTTCCATACCATATTTCATTCTGCCCCAACCGCCAACCTTGGGTTGATCTACAGTAGCTGTTACATCATCAGATAGATTAATGATCCAATTAAAATCAATTGACTCATGTATAAAAGTATCAGCATATAAGTCGGGAGCTTGTGATATAGAACAATATGATGGAGCATCAAAACTCTCAAATACTCCAACCATTTTCCCATCCGATGCGTGTCCAACAGGAGTAGTAAACGGAACTTTCTCCATAACATATACACGAACATTTACGCCTTCTTTGTTTACACGTTTAACTGTATAATTTTTATCATTGCGATTTAAATATGTTCCATTAACTTTAATGTATGCGCCCGGATGATATTGTTCATTTCGTTGTATTGTAAGTGTCCCTGTGTGCGTTCCTGTCAAATCAACATAATCATCAAATTGGGTGGGATATCTTTTTTTCCCCAGGTTAAATCTACCAGGGGTAGATGTTGGAATGTAAAAAAATTGGCTGGTGTGATCAGTGGGGGACGGATACAATCCTGTACAAGCTAATTTTGTGTATAGTCCATGTGGCCACGCAGGGATACGAATCGCATGTACGGGTATGTGAATTCTTCCATCGTTGGCGGTCATTGTGGATATTGTTTCGTTGCAAATAATCACTGTTTTATCAGCTACTGTACTAACTGTATCCACAGTATATCTACCATTGCCTCCGTTACCACTATTCTCTTGAATGAAAAATTCTTGGCCATGAGGTAAGATGACGTTTATATCGACAACAATGTCGCCCCCACTGACTGCATTGGGAATTGCTTCATTCACAGGAATAATTGTGTTATGCCCATCAAATTTTGGAAATTGTCGACCGATATCAGGAGTGACGACGGTATATGTTCCAGCATTTGGGCCCCCTGATACAGTGATAGTAGATCCAGGAGGGAAATGATTTTCATAATTGCCAAGTATTGTAAAATTGCAGTTGTCCACGATGTTCCCAGCCGCAACATTATCAAATATCACACTGGTAATAGGATGAATAGGACGTATGTCTGTAGTCAACCTCCAACTTTTTAATGATGGATTGGCGGTAAGTATGGAATAAGTATCCACGAAAGCACATTGATTCGCTTGTTCATTGATAACAGCTATGTTGTATGGTAAACCATAATTCAATGCAACTAAAAATGAATTTCCTTCAGAGGTCCCTCCTTGTGTGGAATGGCTGCTGATAATATCAAGAACAGGATTAGTTTCAGGGGTATGGACTGGATCCCAGGTCAGTCCATACCCACAAGCTCTGACCACATCTGTTGTTTGATGTTTGGTTCCTGTTAATGGGTCAAACGCATCGCGGAGTAACCACCCCGTGTTAGTCAAATGCATTACCCACTTCCAACGATCTGTAACTACTACGTTTACTTTTTCATCATACACATATTCAACCAACACATCCAATATTTTAGTATGATATGGTTTTACATCCGTAACGAATTTAACTAACCCTTCTGTTGGATCAATTCTGAATAAGGCTTTTACTAAATCAGTCATTCTTGTCCCTTTTAATCATCAAATAATCCATTAACTTCCAATACTCTAATTCCATGCAAGGCAATCCACGAAGTTTTAAATAGTTCTTTATATTTAGCTTTAGTTGAAAAAGCGTCATGTAAAGTTTCGAACCACATAGCATTAACATGGGTTGCAGGAAATGACGTATATATTTCATACATAGCTGCCTTAACTCCGGCGGCTGTTGAAAAGTTATTACGAGTGAAAAAATCATCAATATCAATTGGGTAAAAATCATTATTGGAATTTGTAATATAACGAACGATAGTGTTAATCCCCAATGCTTTATCTACAAATGCTTGATCCTTACCTAACCCAAATCGTGTATCAGTCGCATTCATTGCATCATATAATTCTCGCTCAAGGGACGGAACTCTTGTTGTTGCTACATCAGTTACTACAATAGATACTCCCGACCCTACAGGGAGTGCAACTGTAAGAATATCACCAACTAAATATCCAGCTCCGCCCTCAACAACAGATACATCAACAATCGAGCCGCCGACTACATTTATATTGGCCGTCAATCCATATCCAGACCCGCCCTCTAAATTAATATTTGGGTAAGCCCCATCGTTATATCCAACGCCTCCATTTGTTAACCTAATGTACACAGTGCTGGATAATACTTGTCCCATTAATGCTTCTGTTAACCTGTCCCACAACTCTTGAGGAACTGTACTTGGCTGATTTGCTCTAAACAGGAACCATTCTTCGTGCTTGCTCTTAGTCATTGGGTAAAAATCATTTGGAAGTAATTGATCACGAAGAGTCAAATCACGTAAGAACCGAATAACAAATCTATCATCATCAGTTATGTAGCTAGACGCATTTCGCACAATTGCTTGCCTATACATAACAGGCGGAAGATAGAAATGATTACCCACAGAAAGCTGGTCATATTTGGTACCAAATTTCACAACTCCGTATCCTACTTTTTCCGATTCTGTCGTGTCGTCCAACGGCTTCTGCACAACAAAGTGTGGACCAGGAGGAACTGCCAATTGCCTTGAGATAGCGTATGTTGATATGCTATCTTGCTTCTCAGCTTGTTTGTTTGTAGAATACTCAACCCAAAAATGGTAGTATGTAGTAGGAACGAGTCCTGTGGTTAGGCTACCTGGGGATACTGTAGTAATAGTATATTCGTAATCCTCAATCCACTGTGTTGATTTTGTAACATCATCTTGAATATCGGGATCAAATGATACTTCTTCATCAGTGATAAGGTGGGGACGACGAACAATTGTAATAATATCTGAATTAGTTATAGTTAACCCTGATCCTGTAGTTTCCACTGTAGTCATGCTAATTCCATTACAAATACGACCGTCCACGATCGTATCAAGTACCCATTCCCCATTTTTGTATACAGATACTGGATCTTGGTCTGCCCACCTAACATCTGTTAGTGCAAAGATTGGGTCTGTGGATGCATAATTGGACATAGCGCAAAGGAATCGTTCATGAATAATTCCATATCGTACCCAATCAGTTGGGGTAAATGGAACACTGATTGATAAATCTCCCTCCCCTATGCTGGTGATAGTGATAATTTCATTTGTTTCAGAATTAAGCAATTTAAATATTTGAACATCATCAAATATATACCCCTCGTCCACATAACATGGTTCTGCATACCCAGGAATAACAGTTATATCATGTGCTAAATATTTAACACTAGCCGCAATTCCGCCAGGCATTGTTCCCGTTGATCCTAGTACTACTACATCTCCTTCGACGAAAGTACTCCCGTTTACTTTTATAGTATTATCTATAGTTGATACTTCAAACACATCGTACAATTTTCTGAATCGTTTGAATGTTGTCTTTCGTGGTGTGCCAGTTGTTTTATCGTTTTGAGGAATGGATCCATTGCTAGCATCAGCAATTACTTGTTGATCCCACTCACTCGGTGAAATTGTGGAACTAACCCACTTATACACAGCATATCTGCCAATATCCAACATATCTCCCCATTTGTACAAACGATCATTGGTTTCAGGGTAGATAACAGTGTCGTAATATGGTTTGTATAATTGCAATGATGCATCTACCCAAACAATATTTTTTTCAGCAGAGTTCCAAGGACGTTGAGAGACATCCCCCGGAATTAATGTTACACTATACCTCGCCGGATCAGTAGCATCAAAATAATCAATATTATGAGCTGCCATTACAGGATGGTACCCAAGTGCTGGATGCCACAACGGAATGTCTTGTAGTATAGTACGTGATTTTTTATCAACTAGCTTTGCAGGACTGATACGATTTTTAGCAACGTTCAATCCGAATATCAGCATAACATCCACAAATGCACTCGTATTAAATCCAACAATTTCTGAATTAACTCGAGTAAATCCATCATTACTGAGAGCCCCCTCAATGAATGAAGTATTTGCATAATTTCCAAACTCACGAACAATAACTGTTACTTGTCCGGTTCCTATCGACGTTCCTATTAACGTTTCGTCAATAGTTATAACGGTGTCCGTGCCATTAAATATTACTGCATTTGTTGTATATACACCATCATAATCATCTGAACTGGTGATTTGAAATTGCTCCCCAACAGTAAAATTAAACCCAACATCGCCAGCAAGCGTTATTGTTTTAGCGTTGTTATCTATTGATACTATAACAAAATCTATAGTATGAGAAGCAATAATACGTCGAACAACTCGGGTTGTATCTGTGATAGTGTCATGTTTCCAAAATAAAGTATTTCCCTTTACGAATACCTTATCTGGCACACCAACCCACGTATTATTAATTAATTGTCGGAGAACTTGACCATTGTACCAATGAGTAATTCCATTTGTTGTTACTTCTTCTCTGGTTGGAGCTACTACTCCCGAGAACACCGATGAGAATAAGGTCACTTCCGCATCCAAAAATAATGGGGATTGTAATAAGTCCCGTTGTTCAGGAAAATCTACCCATCTAGCACTATCTAAAAATGAAATAGGATGAAAACCTTTATTAATATCAACAGCAGCGGATGCATCAGTTATAGATTCGTTCGCTGCTAAAAACAGGAAGCGGACATCGTCAGCTGATCCATCAGTTGCATATACTTTAATCTCCGGGTATACTTTTTGCAAATGAGATCCATACTCAGCTATCTTCCAAGCCCAAAATTCATCCAATTTAGCATCTACAAATCTACGAGAATTAATATAAGCATGGACAGAATTAACAGATCCCTTTGTCTGAAGTACACCACGATGGAACATAAATTGAGATTTTAAGTTCACGTTTAACAAATCAAGATATTCTTTGCGACCATTGAATCCTATAATCGCTCGACCTCGTTTTGCGGTGTCAGAGTTTCTACCCATTTCATTGGCGTCATAGTAAGTTTTCATATCAACAATTGATCCTTCAATATTTCGTTTGAAGGCATTATCGATTAGATAAAAACCACCGAGAGTTGGTCGAAGGGTATATTCAGCTTTCTCGTAATAATCTAGATCAAATTTACCAGCATGTAATCCGATAAATGGATCAAATAATAGATCATCGCTAGCAGTATATTCATTAAAAATGAGAAAATGTTCGAATCCTTCCACGAACAAATGAGCACCACCTAAATGGATGTAATTATATGGATCGTTTACATATGCCTTATCCATATCATTTGGAATTTCCGGTATAACAGAAATTCGACTACGACCATCCTCTCTATATACAACTAACTTATCTCCCTTTATTGGTCGTCCATATTGATCAAAAATAGTTTGTTGTACACGAATGTCAGCATATGGGCCCTCCACGATATCGGATAGAACCCCAAGCGGTGTTAATAACCACGTATTATTGCGGCAAGGATTGACCTCGAATGATGGATATATATTTTGTCTGTTAAATGTTCCAATATGAATTGACCCACTTCCTGCTGTCAAAATATCAACAACATTTAATGGATCTACCGTTGAAGGAGTGATGGATAATTTGAATGATCCAGGCGTTCCGGTTGGATGATAATAATATGCAACATTGCCAAGAATTGGGGAAGGTAATGTTCCTGTGGTAGTCAAAGATACCTGTGTGCCAGATGTCCATATTGGTGCACTATCTATGAATGAAAAAATATTAGTTATTGGATCCACTGTAATGCTGTATCTGTCACTAATTCTAACTTGGGACGCACGTAATCCATATGCCCATTCGATAAATCGTTCAACCTCAATTTGCCAATCTACAGTACGTCCTGTATCAGGATCAAACTCTCCTGTCTCGTGAACACCATATAGGATGTCTTGTTGTTTTTGGTATGCGACATATCCATCGATAATATTAATGAATTGCTGCATGCCTTGAATTGTAGCAGGCGGAGATATTGCTTGCAAATCATTATAATCTAATGCATAATGATACCATATTTCGGAGGAATGGCCATGACCTCCAAAAATTTGGAATGATGTAGTAATTTCTGATAAACTAATGACCCCATCACCTCCTGATAAGAATTCAACAGGAATATTACCAATGGCATCATTATAAGTTTCA